AAACGTCCAGGTCGCAAAAGGGCGCTATCTAATACATCTTTACGGTTAGTTGCAGCGATGACCAAAATGCCGCTATTATCATTAAACCCGTCCATTTCAGCCAATAGTTGATTCAAGGTTTGTTCGCGTTCATCATTTCCCATATTAATACCAGTACCACGTTGTTTTCCAATGGAGTCAATTTCATCAATAAACAGAATACAAGGAGTATTTTCACGAGCTTGATTGAATAAGGTACGTACTTTTTGAGCTCCTAAACCGACGTATAGTTCTACAAATTCACTACTGGCGACTGATATGAAATTCGCGTCGCATTCACTGGCGATGGCTTTTGCAATAAGTGTTTTACCAGTACCAGGTGATCCTTCTAATAATATTCCTTTCGGAATAGTTGCGCCAGCGGCTTCATAATTCGTACTATTTCGTAAATAGCTAATTACTTCGTTGCATTCTTCGAAGATTTCCGGACTTCCAGCCCAATCCTGTAGAGTAATATTGGCTTTTATCATGGCTTCTTTGTCTTTTTTTACATCAATATTATTACGGTTATTCAAAAAAGATGCACCCCCTTGACCACCAGCGAATGGACCCATTGGCATGTTACCTTGACCTTGATTTCGGATGGCATTGATTATAGAGTAAAGCAATACAATGTAAAATAAACTGGATAATAAGCTACTAGTAATGCCGCTCAATTGACTCAATGTACTACCAAATGAAACTTGTTCTGGTAAAATATAGGTTTTTACCTGATGTGCGCGGCTATTATCCAATACATTTTGTACCAATGTAGGTACGCTATTAACTACTGCAATATCACTTTCTACAACATCGGAGTAGTCATTTTCGACTTGTTTTTTATGGACACTGTAAATCTTCTTCAAATCATTCGTAAAGTAGAGTTCTTTTATAGATGAACGATCTACTTCATCTAGTAATTCACTAATGGATTCTCTACTTATAAAATTATCCATGGAAGGAAGTTTTTGTTCCATTTTACTGTTTAAAAACAAATGTGTTTGTACAGTAAAAATAGGTTTAGTATTCAGTAAGAATCCATAATGGCTCGATAATAAAGTGCTACAAATCAGTAGAGCACATCGAGTGAATTGAGATATAAACCACATAATATGATTGTAGGAATATATACGATGTTTTTCCAATTAATATGTTTTGGAAATGATTTATAATTCATAAAAGAAATCTCTACTAATAACACCCTGTACAAAAGTGTTTTTATAAGGAAACCGTACAGATGTATATATATCATCATTGGATGTATTTTCTCTCGAATCATTGTTTTCCAAATCTATTGGAACATTTCCTCGGAATACAACATATCTAGAAAGAGGCTTTTGTGGATCTGTTCTCGGTGAATCGTCTATTACTTGGTCACTAAAGAAATACATGGGTCCGTGCTCATCGTGATGAATTATACCGAATTGTTGTTTGTTTTTGTCACCGTTTTTACTGGTAATAGTAGAGAATGTATTTGTTTTAGAGGACCAAGTACAAGGATACAATATACTCGGTATTTCTACAGATTCACCTTTATCGTCTTGTATGGTAGTAAATTCTTTGTTGTTTTTATCTTGAAATAGCTCCAATACATTGGGATGAATTTTCTCTCCATAAAGACTTTTGTTATTCAATATTTCATCGAAGGAACACCAAATATATTTCTTTTGAGTAGATTGAGACAAAAACCAGTTGGTTAATGTCGGTTTTTGGTTATCTGGTACATTTAAGTATTTAGTATATTGATCAGCTCGAATAGAAATGAATGAATCTGATTTGTACTGGAAAGTATTAGACATGACCAAATCATCATCAAAGTCATCTTGTACATTTTCTTCGTCAATTGTAAAAATATCTGCAATTCGAGAGAAACAAAGATTATTGATTTCTACTGAATGAACATCACTATGAGAATATACTGATTCATCGTCACCGTCACCGTGACTATTTTGTTGGGGATTTTTCATTGCATACGGATTGTACTGAATTTTGGGGAAGTTGTACATTTTTTGGTTAGTATCATATTCCAGTAAAGTTAAAATATATGGATGAAGACGGTTATTTACAACGATATATAAATACAAATAATAGTCGATAGGTCCTTTGGTTTCATCTATTTTAGTAAATTCGGTTTGTAAATACATCGGTGGTTTTGTTTCCAGTAAATAATAATAAGGAGCGTTTGTAATACTATGAACGACACTTATATCTGTAACTTGTGCAGGAATATTATGTTCTACGAATACTTCTTCAATCGATTCTGTATCTATATCTAGATCACTAAATGTATCATTATCACTATCATAGTATTTTTTCATTTTATAATTATCTATTTTAGTATCTTCATTGTTCGACTCAGTATCTTCATCATCATTATCATCACTACTGTTTTCGACATCACTGTTATCATTATCATTATCATTATCATTATTATTATCATCATGTCCATCTACTACATATTGAGTACTATCATCACTATCATCACTATCATCACTATCATCACTATCATCACTATCATCACTATCATCACTATCATCACTATCACTATCTTGAGAAGACTGCGGGAAAAACATACTTGTATTAAATACATTTTCCCACCAACTTTTTTTATTATCAGGATTTTCTTGTACAGATTTATCGTCATCTGAATCACTTTCGTAATCATCAGACGAATCATATACATCGGCTATAGCATTTGGATTATCTTCATCATTATCATTATCACTATCATCACTACCATTATCATAAAAGGATGCAGAATCAGATGAAGTATCCGAATCCGAATCAGTAGATTGAATATTTTGATTTGTACTGTTGAAATAGTAAGGACTGTTCATTTGAATTCTACAATGTTTCTTTATATACCAATATATATATTTTCTTTTTATTATTTTTAGAAAGAATATAAAGAAATGAAACATAATACTATAATCACAACTAAATAAAAACAAAATCTTATAGTTTCACAACAAGCCCTTAAAACCTCATCAAACACTTTTTTTTACTTGTACAAACCTAACCATGGACGACAGTAGTACCGAGCCTGATAACACATTTAATCCAACCTACGAAGATATGGAACATTATAGTGTATATAGCGAACCATCGGTTGTAAGCAATGTAAATGGATTAGTAAAAGGTATGAGAATTGATCCAACTAGTCACTCAATTAGATTGAAAATTGGAAAAAGAAAATACAAAAAAATTGAATTGTATTCTACACCAGAACACCTAAATGCGTTATTATTCAACGCAGTCACTGGTATTTCTTACTACAATGACGGTGGTCCAATTCGTTATCGTGTAGGAACTCTACAAGAGGACGATATTTTCAAAGTAAAATATATGACAGGGTTGAATGGTGTCCCACCAGTCATATTATGTTATGATAGACCTGAACAATTTGAAAAACATTTAAATTGTAATGTTAGTACAGAAATAAAAGAAAAATGGTATATAAAGAATCAGCATTATAAGACACTTATGGGATTTTGATATCTTATATAGAGTACATACAATCTTCAATAAAATCTATATTTAGAAAAATATTTTACTAAATATAATAATCTTGTAACATTGTAGAATGAATATCAGTCGTTGTATTTGTCGTACGATACTGTATATGAACGTTTCTCTACTGTTATTCAGAGGGGTCAGTACTATCCGTACAGATCCATTATTGACGTTATGTGAGCCAGTACGTATGCGAAGCTATTTGGAATATGAAATCCTCAAGTCTTATAAACCATTGTCGTACGGTATAGCGAAAGATATTCTTCATAAAAAGATTCAGAAAAATGATTTGTACGGAGATAATTCTCAATCCACCAATGTAGAGCATATATTTCCTCAATCTTTTTTTAAGAATGACACACGTAAAAGTCAAATGAAATCGGATTTACATCATTTGTACTTGTGTAATATAAAACTGAATACATACCGCCAGAACTTCAAGTACGTTGATAGTAGCACTGCAAAAGTAGATGATAAAATACGTATTTTGGATATGAAAGGAGAAATTATTTCCAATGAAACCGAATTATTTACAAAACGTGGGTATTTAATGGTTACCAATAAAAATTCCAAAACCTTTATTCCAGCTGAAAACTCGAGGGGGAAAATCGCAAGAGCCTTGTCGTTTTTTGCTATTAAATATAATTATTTAGACGTATTAGAAAATGTCATTAATATAAAGACCTTAATTGAATGGAATTTAAAAGATCCGGTGGATAATGACGAGTATTTGAAAAACATTATAATTTATCATTATCAAGGCGACCTGAATCCATTTGTCATTAACTCAGATTTGATTACTTATTGTTTTGCTGACAAATGCAATATAGATCAAGAATTATTAAGAAAAAAACGGACATCCAATGTAGATTCATTATATACAATTGATTATTTGTTGAACGAAATTAAAAAGCTGGAAAATGACAAGTCTGAAATGAAATCGTTACTTTTGAAAAAATGGTCACCGTAGAAAAATGTTTATAAATAAAGTATATAGAAATTGTTTGGTTTATATATACATGTATGTACCCTAAAGTATTAATGCGTTTAGTTCCTTATTACCTTTTTAATCGATTACACAAAGCATCGAAAGCATCATTGATTTCACCCTATACGGGTTCATATGCTGAACATGGTGCTGATATGCGTTATCCATTACCTACTTATAATCCAGCTGATCAAGATTCCTTTCTAGAAGACTTGGATAAAATCCGGGAATATTTAGAAATGCTGGAAGTGATAAAACAATTGGAATGTCCGTATTTAAACCAACATGGGCGTCTTATTGTAGCAGAAGCACTTTTAGAAGAAAAAATGTACAAGGACCGGTCTAAATATACACCTGACTTGTTTGCTGGTTTAACGGACATCAATTTTGATGACGACGATGATGATGACATTCTATAGCGATTATGAAACTATTATGCATATAACATGCACAATAGTAAAAAATTATACTATGCAATCTATATTTTGGGTCTGTTTGTATTGTATGCTATATTTTTATTTTTACTTCGCCTTCTTCTTCTTTTTTGAGGATTTCTTTTTTGTACTAGGTTTATTTTGATTTTGTTTGTCGGTTTCCAATGAAGCAAAGTCTTTGGATAGTTCTTCTAATTGTGCTTCCGTTATTGTCGTCTTTTCTGCCTTTTCTGCACCATCTGGTCTATATACAAGCTGATTTGTTGTATTATTGTTTTCTAATTTAAACGTTTGCTCTTGTTTTCGTTTTTCTAGTTTTGCACGCATACGATCTTTTGTATCTTGTGTTTTCATCATGCGATCTAATTTACCTGTATCCATTTTCATATTTTTTCCAAAACCTCCAGAACCGCCCATAGTTTTGGCTAAGTTCTGGAACATTTCGTGCATTTGATTTGAACCACCTCCCATTTCTTTCATCTTTCGTAACATATCACCTGCATCTTTCATTAAATCTTCTTGTGATAAATCCCCGGAATTCATCTTATCTTGAAATTTCCCTTGGACTTTTTGTACTAATTTCATAATCTTATCAGGATTGCGCATTAATTTTTTTAATATGTCTGTTGGTGCCGCGTTTTCACCAAAGTCATTCGCGTTAATACCCAGTGTGGATTCAATGTCTCCACCTAATTCATCTACTAATTCTTGGGCTAAACTACCCAATTTGCCCCCAAATAATCCCCGTAAATGATTATGTAAATCATCCGGGTTAGGCATACTATTTTGATACCCATTGCTACTGTTACTATTTTCTTGTTTTTCAGATGTATTTTCTCCATTTTTATCGTTATTATCATCACCATCACCATCACCATCACCATTCATAGCCGTTCCCATTTTTTCGAATAAATCATTCATTGCATCTTGTGCTTTTTTAATATTTTCATCAGATAAATCTTCATCATCGGCATCGGTATCAGTAGAAGAAGATGTGGATTCCATATTTTTGAAAAAATCTCCTAAACTTCCCATTGCCTCCGTTAATTTTGATTGCAATTCTTCTTCATTAACCCCCTCAAATAAATTAGTGGCGTCTCCGAATGCTTGTTTGTCTTTTACGTTTCCAATTACAGTAAATAATATTAATTGCAAATATTTCCATAATACAGTCTTGGTATTTTCACTTACTCCTTCTGTTGTAAATAATAATTTGAACTCAACATTGGGTAAGAAATTAGTATTATGCATACTGGTAGAACTAAATAATTCTTCATTTTGATACAATATGTCGAAAAAACGCTCTGGGTATATTGTCAAACAATAGTTGTACAAATCAACCCATCCTTCGGGGGTAGTATCTTCGCTATACACCCACCATTTCGATTTATATTCCGGAAATGTTCGATTCAAGTCATTGACAAAGTCAATCATGATTGATGAAAACTTTTCAGGTATAGTATTTTCAGTTGTCATTTTTCCGGAAAAAAAGATGCGCTTTTTAATTTATTAATGTATAGAATTACAACAAATATTATTTATACTGAATTTAGCGAAAAGACTTTTATTCTAATTTTTTGTACTCTACTTTTATTCTACTCTACTTATTTTTTTGTCGATTTCGTTGTTTTTGATCCACTCTTTTTTATTTGACCTTTACTTAATTTTTTAGAGCTTGTACTCAATAATGCTATACGCCCTTCACGATATTTATGATACTCCTTTTCTAATTGGTTTAATTCTGATAACCATATCGTAGATATACTACGATTGCGTAGTTCATCCAACTCTTTTTTCAATCCTTCATTTTCTGCTATTAATTTTTGAACACGGTTTTTAGTCATTGTATGCATCGGCATATGTGTCAAGTAATCATACTTTCCATTTACCATGTCATACTTTTTCGATTGTAAGCATTGATTTACCTCTTCATCGGTATCCAATTTACGTAAATCAATCGAATTATTGACAACTTCTACTATAAATAATGCACGATTTGATAATTCTCGTACTTTATGCTCCATTTGCTCGATTTGTGCCGCCTTACGCTTTTCATACATTTGTAACCTTACCTGATAATAATCATGTATGATATCTTGTACTGTTTTGTATTTAGTTAATTGCTTCTGGTTATTAAACATATTCATATTTGTGGTAGATACAGTAGTAGTTAGTTTGAGAGCCTTCTCTAAACCATTGATACCCATTGTATCCACTGAAGATTCTAATTTATCCTTCATGTTCTTTTCGAATACAATTGTTATATGAACAACCATCTCTGTAGAAATATTACTAAAGTCCTTAATAATGGATTCACCCTTTTTCTTTTTACTGATACTACCTCCTAAACCATTATCCAATAGATCTTCCAAAAATGATATATAATTCATCGTCCAAGTACCAACCGGTAATTCACGTATAATGATAGTATTGTCATTTATAGTTTCATATAGTCCCTTAATTAAGTACTTATTAGGTTCTATCATAGAAACGGTCCCTTGGAAACCTTCGTAATATGGTTTGAAGTCAATAGAATCAGTAGTGAATTGGTCTTGTTTCAATAAACCCCGTATGTACTGAATTAATTGTTGAGGATTGTAAGATGGAATATTACATGAGAATCCAGTACCAATACCTGAAATACCATTACACAATGAAAATGGAATAATCGGACAATAAAAGGTTGGTTCTACTATTTGACCATCGTCGTTAATATAATCCAGTACAAGATCATCCGCTTCAGGGAATAGCGCACGAGTGATCGGATTTAAATTAGTAAAGATGTATCTTTCTGATGCACTGTCTTCACCCCCTTTCAAACGCGTACCAAATTGACCATTTGGTACCAAAAGATTTATATTGTTCGATCCTACAAAGTTTTGCGCCATATTGACAATAGCACCATTTAAACTGGCTTCGCCATGATGGTACGCACTATTTTCGGAAACATATCCGGAAAATTGAGCCACCTTAATTTCCGCCGTCAAACGACGCTTAAATGCAGAGTACAAGATCTTTCTTAAACTTGTCTTTAATCCATCGACCATATTTGGTATAGATCGTTCGCAATCATATACACTAAAATGGACCATCTCTTTGTTGAAGAAATGATCATATGAAACACATTTATTATTGGTATCTAAATATGCACGTTTGTCATAACCTTCTAACCATTGCTTTCTCTCTTCTGTACGCTTTTTGTTGAATACCATGTCAATAGTATTGTCGCTCTTTTCCACTTCATGATGGAAATCGACAATTTTCTTATTGGCAAAATACTCTTTGAATTCCGTAGATGTAGAAGTACCTAAACCTTTGAAATATTTTAACGTCCATCCTTTTGTTGAACCATTCTCTAAAGTATCCTTCCATCTTTGATACTCACCTTCATTGTAAAATCGTAAGACTTCGCTGTTTTTCTTTGCACGTAAAATTGGCGTATTCATAAAACATAAAAACCCGTCGATTTTTACCAACGAAGGCCATAATGCATGAAATAAATTAATACAAAGACCCTTAATATGAGAACCATCTAAATCCTGATCCGACATAATCATAATCTTACTGTAACGTAGATTACGATTCACATCTTCCATTGACTCATAGTTTTCATTGATACGTAATCCAAGTATCTTAATTAAATCACTTAATTCGCGATTTTCACTTAAATCACGAGTCGCACCCCGTACATTCAATACCTTTCCTTTCAATGGATAAATACCGATAGTATTACGATCATCTGTATCCAATCCAGATACAATTCCTGACATAGCACTTAACCCTTCCGCCAATATTAATACACATTGTTTGGATTTATCTGTACCAGCATAATTTGCATCGACGAAATTCGCAATACCTCGTACTGCACGGGTTTTACTACCATCCATTTTACGTTTAGTACGCCCGGCTTCTTTGGTTTCAGTTAATTGACATGCCATTTCCATGACACCCATTTTAGCCACTTTTTCAATGAAACCGTCGCTTACTGTACAAGATGAACCGAACTTCGAGGATGGTGTATTCATATAATCTTTGGTTTGACTATCAAATGAAGGGTTTTCAATATCACATCGCAAGAATAATAATAATTGCTCTTTAATTGTAGCTTGATTTACAGATACTTTTTTCTTTTTTTCAATATAAGCACATAACTTACGTACAATTTGTCCTAGTATATAATCTACATGTTTTCCACCCTTATGCGTACAGATACCATTAACAAAGGAAACTTGTCCGAATTCATGTTTAGGATTTAAACAAACCGCATATTCCCAACGATCACTTGTACTTTCATATATACGTTTGGTTTCATCTTTAGGTCCAATGTAGAAATCCAAATATTGATTGAAATTTTTGATCGGAATTACATTTGAATTGTATTGAAATTTCACTTTTTTTGTAGAATGATCCGTCACTGCGGCAATATCATGAGCGCGTTTTTCAAACAATGATTTCATGTCATCTGATAATTTAGTAAGACCTAGGCGTTTGAAATCCGGTATAAATGATACTTTGGTATAAGGCTTTGCTTTTGAACACTTGGTGATCTTGGGTGGATCGATTGTCTCCAAATTGTTATGAAATGTTTGACAATATTTTAATCCTCGCTTATGATCAACTGTTTCAATGTATCCCCATGATGACCAAATCAATACCAACTTGAACCCAAATCCGTTCTTCCCGCCCACAATCTTCTTTTCCGTCTTGTCATAATTAGTAGAAGTACGCAAATGACCAAATATCATTTCAGGTATCCACATATCTTCTACTGGATGCTTTGCTACGTCAATACCATTACCGTCATTTGTCAGTGAAATCATACCTGTACTGTCATCTACGTCAATATCTATAGACGATACTAACCTTTTATTAGACGCTTCGCTTTGAATCATACGTATGACGTGATCACGACAATTTACAATCCCTTCGTCAAACAATTTATACAAACCGGGAACATATTCAATGTTTTTGAGTACAATCTTTTTCGTGACCGGATCCATAATCCATTGTTCCGAATCCACCCTTTCTACTGACCCAATATATGTATCTGGGTTGTCTAATACATGCTCTTTATCCGTTTTACGCTGATATTGTTGCGCTAATCTCGAATTAGCAGCAGTATTCGTTTTAGATTTAGAAACGGTAGCAGCAGACATTTTTTTATTTGTTCGATATAGACGACAATAAATAAGTAAGTGTAAGTGTTAATGAAACTTTAGTAAGTAAGGCTTAGAAAAACTTTTTTTAAATAGCACAAATGTATAATATATATCGAATATATGTAACACTAGAATTTATATGACTTATTAGGACAATGTTTTAATTTTCAATTTTAGTTAAAAAAAAATTAACACAGGGGTGTATAGTGCGGGTAGGTATATCGCTATATATAGAGGCTTTTTATATAACTAGGAAGTATATAGTATTTTTGTAATAAAGTTTAACCCTTGAAACATGGCACCAACTAAATTACCTCCTCGTAAAACAATATGTAAATGTCCAGAAGATGTCGATCCTTTCCTTAATACTCCTAATTCATTAGACAATGCAAATTTATCGACTTCTATGCGCTTATCCGAGAGAGTAAGATCATTAAAACCAAAAAAAATATATCAAGGACAACCTACTCATTTAGAGACATTTGGCGCTACTTTTACTACTGCTAAAGTAAAATTTAGATATACTGGAGTACCGATGTATTTTATTATTACTGTACAATCCGAAACAGATAAAAACGATATTCATAATTTTCAGGTAGAAGAAAGATATTTACCTAGTGTGGGCTATAAAGTTGTTGGATTGACCCCTAATACATTGTACAATGTACATGTAATTGCAAATTATGTAAGCGGTGATGTATATCCAGTCAATCATGATAAAAAATTCCGGACATCTGACGCAGAAGGAGAAGTCAAAGATTTAACTGTTATCTACCCACAAAATAAACGCTATTTTTTACAGGAAAATACCGAATATGATACATCATTCGCCATTGAATTCACACCACTCAACGACCAAGTTGATTATAGAATTACTTTACCCAATGTGCTCGATACACCTGTAGATGTATCCTATGAAAACATGGTCATAATTAAAAACACACAGGGTAAATATCGCATGGAATTCGAGACAATCCCATTTGACACATCTTATATAGTATCTGTAGAAACACTATACGGAGAAGATGATGACCGCTACATTTATACTGCTACATTGCCTTTTAAAACATTAAATGAACAATATACGAGTGCGATTGACTTGTCCTATATTTACAATCGATCTGCTGACCTGAATTACTCAGAAATAACCGATGTATCTGGAGTACAATACAAAATCTATTTGGATGATATTGAGAAATACGAACATAAAACATATTCAAATAACGGATCTTTTCATTTTGATAATTTGTCCATTAATCAATCATATAAAGCTCAAGTGTCTGCTATATTTCCTACTACCAATAATGAATACATTAATTTCCCTTATAGTTTCACTACTTTGAATGAAAGTGAGTCAGGTTTTGAAAATGTCATTGTAAAAAATAAATCCATTGATATTTCGTTTATAGACGCATCTGGTACAAATGAAATTTACGATATTACAATAACCCCTACTGATGGAGTTGTTAGTGATATTTGTTACAATACACGCAATGTGTCCTATACGAATTTACCGATTAATACAAAATATACAATATCTATTCAAGTCACTTATCCACCTTTTAATAGTTTCCCGAATTTTACAGATATTAGTAATGTTTATGTAGTAACACAGGGTTTCACTACATTAAATCAAGATGTGGTTACAGAATTGCGTGCAGTAGAAATACCGAAAATGAAATCCGATGTTGTCATTTCATATCAGCATGCACCGGATTTCAGAAAAACTGGATTTCAATATCAGATTCAATTAGAAGACGAAGATAATAATACAAATAGTAAAATAGCATTGGTATCAAATCTGCATACCGAATACATATTTACAAATATATCAAGCGGTACTTATACATATCTAGTTACTGCTACTTATTTGCCTACTAATATATCACCTAGTTATAGTTATACAACAAGTGGAATTATTGATGTAGAAACTCTAGCACCAGGGTTTTTGATTGTAAGTACCACAGAAACAGAAATATACGGTACTTCTATTACTTTTGTTAAAGATAATGACGGTAAAACGAATCACAATAGTTATGATATATCGTATGTCGATGAAAACAACAATTCTTTTTTCATTGAAGATATAAAAACATGGATAGCCAATACCACCTACACAATCGAAAATTTAAAAAGCGATACCACATATTATTACACTATATACGGTAAGTACAAATACGAAACTCCATTAGATAAATACGCAACGAGCGGTTCTTTCACTACTTTAATTGAAGATAAAGCAATTATGTTATCTAGTACAGTTACTAGTTCAAGTATTAACTTGAGATTCCATTCCATTGGTGATACTAATTCTACTTATATAATTGATTTGTGTGGAAACGATTTTGATTTTACTGCTTCAAATTTATCTTACAACCAAACTGGTTCTTCGTATTTAATTGATTCACTGGATCCCAATACCAAATATAATGGTAATATTTCCGTAACCTACCCATTCAAAAACCACATCTACAATAAACTGTTCAATTTTACTACACCAAACGAAGTCCCTGCAACAACAACTGTACAGGTATTATATAACCACCCAGTACATGGTGACAAGATTCTAATTCACAACGATCTCATTCAAGAAGAAAATGTAGAATCTATTACAAATGAATTGTGTTTATTTACAGATGGCTCTGTACAAGAAACACTACTGGGATCTCGTGTTATGTTTTCAATACCAAGTATAAACACAACAACTCCTTATAATTTAAACAATCTACCAACTTATTTTGTTCGTACAACTGTACAATATAAAAATTACGATCCTTTCTTGTTTTATGTATATGAATCGGGAAACTATTCGTCGAATACTGATATTTTCAAACCCATTATGAAAGATGCGATTGCTACTGTACAAAATACATCAATACGATTAGATTGGATCGATTACCGCATTACGGATCAAGTCAGTGATTCCGATATTTCGTACAGTATTCAAATTACTGATATAACAAGTGGTATTACTATTTCGGATACCTTGCTTGATTATACTGTACTAGATTATACTGTAATAGACCTATCAATTAATACTACTTACAATGTAGATTTCTCTCGATTGTATAATAGTAGCCTGTCAATATCGAACGAAATATTTCCAACTAAAACCATTACTACATTACATGAATCGTATATACCAGATGTACCATCTACTGTTATAATCAATACCATGAATCCGGATAATTTGATCGTATTTGATTTGAAAAATATCAACCCAATGCAAGTAGAGGAGAATAAATTAGTACTGGATAATAGTAGCGAATACATAGCACATGATTTTATTATTGATTTGAAATTAGACGACTCAGTTACAACAATTAATGGTAAGGTCGAGACAAATTATCGAATTACAGAATCCAATAACTCTTATATCTACTACAAAACAGAAACATATGTATCTCCTGATTTTTCTTTTAATGTATTGCCTGCCACTAATGTTGATCCCATTGAACATGTACGTAATAGTCAATTTGATATTTCTTCTACTGATATTCCCTATCAATTCTCTCCAGATACTGGTATTGTAAGAGCAGTGCCTCCTGAATGGTCGGGTCATTTATTATATGCTGTAGATAATAGTAATGGTACATTATACGGTCACAAATATCTAGATCTAGACGCAGCCGATGATGATATTGATCAACATATGATGCTGTCATCGGGGGCTGGTTTTAGTATATATTTACCAGAATTGACTCAATTCGTATTTGACTATTTCTACCGCAATTATTATGAGGTTTCGTTTTATGTAGCCAATCATTTGGTTGCCAATACTCCTTACGGAAATAAGGAAATAGGACATTTACGTGGAACAACAAGTCCAAACATCGAATATCAAATCCAATTAGTAGGTGTGAATGGAGTTCTATACGAAAGTAACCCTATTGTTAGTACTGATACAGAGTGGAATAAAATTGAAATGAAGTTTTTCAACCCACGTACAGTTCGCAATGTTAAATTACGTATTCAACGAAATTCTCTCGAATTGAATCATTTGTACATTTCTAATGTATCAATTCGATCATTGCATCAAGAGTTTTCACCTGTACCATCATCTATACAAATTGCACCAAACAAATGGTCTGTCGTAGAAGATGGTCCATATGACGGTCCTGGAGCATTACAATGGAGTAAAATGTATAAAAATATAGACGACCGTACAGTGCTACAATTATCTACAAACATGACAATCGGATTTTGGCTATATATACATGAAAATAGAACGATTGATAAAAAGGGGATTTTTGTACTGGGAAACTCGAGTGATGTTAATGCAGTAAATTTGCAATCCAATAACATCATTTCTCTCTATATGTACAAAAATAAACTTATACTGGAAAACCAAATGCATTATTTACAATACACACGTCATTCAATCGAATTTTCTTATACAGTAGGAATCCCGATTTACTATCAAATCGTTTATCAAAATGGAATGGTTTTCATTTACCAAAATGGAGAGAAAAAAGTAGAATCCACACCTAAATATTATATTAAAGAAGCATCGGTCAATAATGTGCTATACATAGGAACACCAGGACAGTTATTCGATGGATTCATTTATCGTGACGTCCAATTTTACAATTTTCCATTTACTTCAAACCAAGCAAAACGTGTATATGAAAGTTTAAAATTAGAATACTACAGTATCAATAATCAAACCGCATTACTCAATTCAGATAAAAGGATCCTTGTAGAATTAGATTCGCTCAGTAGTACTAATCCGCATCAAGATAAGACAGTTGATATTATTTTGCACAATGGAGAGAAATTGACCAGAACAATTCGTTTTTATGAAATGAAAAATGATATATTTCCTTTTGCCCATGAAATCAATTCCCCATTTACGATATCGTTTTGGTTGATTACACCTTCATCATTTTATTCTACCTATTACTTAGATGGTCCTGTTATATCATTACAAGATTGCACAAATAATGCTGCGAAAGGAACTTGTGATAAAATTGTAATTAAGAGTGTCCAAGGCGATTTGTATTTGTATGTACATGGTCTAGAACCCTTGAATGAGCTGATTGTAGAAAAATATTGGAAAGATAAAAATTCAATAAACCATTTTACATGGGTTTATAATGAAGGTACAATTCAAATTTATAAAAATGGGTTTTTATTTGTAGAAAAAAAAGACGATGTAAAATTTGGCACAATACAAAAGACTGTCAATCAAATCAAATTAGCACAACATGGATGGATCTCCGAATTGCAGTATTTCAGTGAATCTTTGGACGAAAATGATATTTTTTCACTCTATGTTAATCATTACCGGAGTGGCGTTTCGTATGACATTAACGGAGGTATTTACACAATTAGTTATCCACCAATCGATGGAAATGATGTTTCCTTTGTTAATTATAAGATTGACAATAACGAACCGCATGCAAATACATTGACTGTACCAATAACGGGTACTATGACCGTATCAGAAATAACAGGAAGTTCGATTGACATTACCATGGATCCATTGCAATTAAATGAGTTCCATAAACAAGGTCAGACATTTGATATCATATTGGATGACTATGGTATGAGTACCACGGTTGATGGATCAAATCGACTATATATAAAAGCTTTAGGGCTTGTCCCTAACACTGATCATGTATTAGAAGGGACAACTCTACAACTAAAATTGGAAAATTTACCAGTATTAAACGAAGAACAAACTAGACCATCTTACAGTTACACAATCAGTGGTGAAAATATAGATGAAAGTGATATATGTGGAGGATCATTAACTGGAACAATCCAAGAAACAACCAACATAATCATACGTGATGATTACAAAACAGAAGGATTGGAAACCTGTATAATAACCATCCAAGAATTAAATCTTGCTACTACAATTGATATATGTGACAATGCACAGAATTTACTTTCCGTAGATAAACCATTGGTTGATACTGACGATACATTTATCATTACAATGACATGGACAAATACTTGGCCAAATAATACTACATTGGGAACATCAGTACCATATACCATTACTCGTGGTAGTGATTTTGTTACACCTAATGTTAGTACCGGTGTATTTACAAAACCATCGGATGGAAGTTTTACTGTTACCAGTGAATATACAGTCAATACCATATTACCCCAACAGTTTTTTACAATAGAAATTGATAATTTTGATTCAAAACTAGATGTGCTTATTAATGATTTTATTATTCCACGTATTACGGTGTTTAAATTGGGAGAACCTACTGTAAATGAAATTAACGAAGGCGAAGATTTTGAAGTATTATTTGAAGTTCCAATTAATTGGAGAACTGATATAACTGAGTATCCATATGTAATCGAAGGAATTAAATTCAACGTAAATGATATCAGTAGTTCAAGTGATCCAAATTATTCAGGTGGTATCGATATCGATATAAGTATGACAGGTATATTTAAACTTGATTTCGATAATGAAAATAGAAAAAGTCGATTCACATATACAGCATCTGAGAATCTGACAATAGAATCAGATGAAGTTTTTAAAGTAAAATTACTAGATCCAGTTTATAAAGCCGAAACACCATCTGCTATAGATATTAGTTATGAAATAATAAGTAATAATTTTACTGTTGTAAATACGGCTTATCAACCGTATTATTTACTTAACGTGGGTGGATCTGTTGATTTAAATGGTACTGTATATTATATTAATGAAGGTAGAACATTTACAATATCATTGCTTACATCTAGAGTAACAGGTACAATACCTTATAGAATAACAGGGTTAGAACAAGCCGATTTAGAATCAGGTACTATTAATGGTGGTTTTACACTACCAGATATAACAACTTTATCATTTACATTGAGAGAAGATACCACTACAGAAGGAGAAGAGAATTTCTCGTTTGATTTATTAGCAGATGAAATTGTTATATCAAAACAGTTTGTCTTAGTAGATACAAGTCAATTTCCCAATTATTATTTTGTTGGTGTTGATGAACCTGAAAATAAAAAATACACAATCACAATTAATAATACAAATCATCCTTTTATGACAAACTTACAAAAAGCAGCAGTCATTATGTATCATATAGAAGGAGGTGCAGTAAATCGAAATGATGTTAAAGACATAAACGGTAACCCTGTAAATAATACTGGTAGTTTTCAATTCAATGATAATCCAGAATATGTGCTCACTTACATATATGATACAGGAGGACAGTTTATTTTTACAATCACTAACTTTGACGGGTTGTCGAGAGAAGTAGATCTTGGGAAAACTGAATAAAACTTTTGAACATCAATAAATACTTAAAAATAAATACTACTAAAAATAATAAACCATGTCTGACAATACTGTTTTTGTACTGGTTTCCGATGATGGATATTTAGCCAGGGCAAAGAAGACCATTATTGATCTTCGAACGCGTGGTATGTGGTTTGGCGATCTTGTACTGATTAATGTTGGACAAAATCCAATTAATCCAAACTTTTTAGATTTTTATCGTATTCAAGAAAAACGATTCCCTTCTATTCAAGAAAAATATGCGTTAATTAACGAAAAACTTAATTTCTCTCCATTTTTAGACAGCATAGATGGTCGCGAAATTACTAAAATAAATCAATGGGAAAAATTACATGTAATGGATCCGTATTTTCGAAAATGGGATCGAGTCGTATTTTTAGACAGTGGCTTACGTGTTTTGGAAGACGTATATAATACAGTACTACTACTTGATTACAAAAACAAATTTTTAGCACCCGATGATGGTGGTAATTATGTGGAATTACCTAATCCAAATAAATTATTTCGAACACAAGTAAGTGAAGCGAACCCATCTCGGTTAGAAAAAGTAAAACAAGATTTCCCGGCGGTTGAAGATTTCGATCAATCGTATTTTTTGAATTGTATGTGGGTTTATGATACATCTATTTTAGCAATATGTTCAAAAGAAGAAATGATAAAAGGAATACTCGAATATCCTATTTGTAAAACCAATGAAATGACATTGATGAATTTATTTTTACATTATAAATATCAGTTATGGGAACGATTTCCAGTATTTGCCGCTAACGGTAAAGTACTATTTGACTGGTGTGAAGCTAATAATCCAAGTCCAACAACATGGCGTGACTACTGTTTTATCAAATACCCTTGTACAATTACGTTCGATGATACATAGTTTCGTCTAGTTTATTTTTATAGTAAATATATAAAAATAACATTTTAACTGTACTATTAAAGATCAATATGCTAGAACATCCAACGATTAAAGCCCTTCGTAAAATTAAAATTTGTCATGAAGGATACAATATGTCTATTATTGAACATCCTGATAATCCCCGCGATTATTTAGCCACTATTCGGGACAAATTCAATACTACCTACGATTATCCAACCATTGAAAATATCGTTTATTTAGTCCATTTGGACAGTACATTTCAGGTTATCGATTCTAAAAAATTAGAAGAACCACTGCGAAAAAGACACGAATCATTTACTACTGGTATAGAAGACTGTAGATTGATTGATGGTAATATGATGACTGGTGTTTTACTGGATAATACTGAACAATGGGTCCCTGAAATGTGTTTATGTAATTTTGATCGTACAACTCATAAAATTGATAAAATGATTGTTTTTAATACAGATATAGGAGACGGTGGTGAGAAAAAACCAGAGAAAAATTGGCTTGTATTGAATCGAAATACTACTAAACTATTCATGTTGTACTCATACGATCCACTTCGAGTCATGTCTGTTGATATCGAATCCGGTGATAGCCGCCTTATTCATTTTCAAAAAATATTCAATTTAGAGAATTGTCAAGTACATGGAGGAGGTGTTGTTTATATAGAAAAAGAACGGAAATATTTAGTTAATGTACGTGTTGTCAATGATAACAAATATCAGTTTTCATTGTGGCTTTTACTAAATCAGCAGTACAAACTAACTGGTATGTCCCAAGGATTTCTATTTAGCAATAACGAAGAATCCAATACTCCAAACTATGAAATGTGCATGTCTTTAGTAGAAAAAAATGATTTTATATACGCTAGTGTTTCTATTAACGATTCGGATATATTTATTTACGAATTCTCACTCGATGATCTACTTAAGAATTCTATATACCCTTGTTAAAATTGTAGAATATAGTCTTGTAGTAAGAAAAAGCCAAAATGCCTAAATAACCTTTAGGTATTTTGATTTTAGAAAGATCTGATATTTTTGAATGAACTTTTTTGAAAACTTTTTGAAAATACTTTTGTAAAATGAATTTCTATTTTTGGATAAACTTTTTGGATAAACTTTTTGAAGAACTTTAGGAAAATACTTTTGAAAATACTTTTGAAAAATGAATTTCTATTTTTGAATAAACTTTTTGAAGAACTTTAGGAAAATACTTTTGTAAAATGAATTTCTATTTTTGGATAAACTTTTTGGATAAACTTTTTGGATAAACTTTTTGAAGAACTTTAGGAAAATACTTTTGAAAAATGAATTTCTATTTTTGAATTGAGAGAACTTCTCCTAAACTTTAGGGAAAATACTTTTCACGAAAATCTTGAAATCCCATAATGGGTATATTCAATCCTTGTGCTTGTGTCACTTTAGTATTTTTTACGTTGACATCTTTTGTAACCACCATAAATGTATTTTTCGATACAGATGAACTAAATATCACTTGGTATTTTTCTTCTAAAGTTTTCATCATCTCCTTTTCCCTAAATCCTGTAAAAACCATTTTTTTCTGTACAAGTGGATGATCCATTGATAAAACTTTAGGCGTTTTTTCGGTATTACATTGTTCATCCTTTTTATTATTACTGGTATTTATTTCTGCTCGTAACCGGTCTTGTAATCCACAAGATGTCAAGAATGAGACACATTTCGACATATTTTCAACGAAACTCTTTGCATTTTCCTTACCGATGCCGTTTATACCGAGCAACATTTTCAGTTTTTCTTCACTGGTTTCACTGGAGGTCAAAATGGAAGGATATTCTTGTAGAATCGGTTTGATTTTCTTCTCACCGAGACCCCTTCCTAAACATCCACATGCCGTCAATAATTTACTTAGCGGACTATTAGTAATTTTATCATGAATACTAGAATAAATCTTCTGTGATAATTTTTCTTGAAACCCTTCTACTTGTTTGAAATCTTGTAGAGACATATGCACAATCTTAGGCACAGAATTATAACCGGCTTGTTTTAATCTACGAACATTTCCAATAGATAATCCTACTACTTCTAATGTAGTGAAAAATAAGGTAATTTGCTTTTCTAATACCACGGGATCGTCTTCTTTATTGATTAGAAGAATATCCACATGCGTACTATTCCAACTATATGCAACCGACGGCATTTTCGCTATATCTGCAGGTGTTGTTACTGATTTAATATAAGGGATTACGTCTCCACTTCGAACCAATTGAATTACTGCGCCTACACCGATTTTGTTTGATTCAATAAATTGCGCATTGAAACCAGTTGCATATTCGATTTTTACACCCCCTATACGTACAGGAGAAATTCGTACTCTGGGTTTTAAATAACCGTCTTTACTAGCTGTCCATATTACATCTAAAACATGAGTTTCTGCGACTTGATCCGAAATAACCATTTTAAATGCAAAAGCATGGTCGGGATTTTTATTAACGCGTTCATGTACAGAATCATTGGAAACGATTACACCATCGATTTCATATTTATAATGAGTTCTCCAGTCAATTAGAGTATTGGAGAGAAATTCATTTGTCAATGATGTCTTGGTTATATTCTGTACGGTATTAAAACCATTTGCTTCTAAGAATTTCATTTGATCGCTCGGTTTAATAGGAGGATGAATCACCTCGTATGCTACAAAATCGATATCAGTAGATGGAGCTGTATTGGTTTTGCGATTGACTAATCCAGCAACCATGTTACGAATATTTGCGAATTTTTTGCTGTATTTTTCTCCAAACACTTTTTTGGAGACAATAAATTCACCACGTACGATGATATTTGTCACTTTGGGTATTTGTATAGAAGACAATAAATGAGAAATATTTTGTCCTACTAGACCATTTCCTCTAGTAAATAATTCCCTTTTACTGTTCATTGTATAATAAAGACCACTTACTCCATCCAATTTACATGAAAGAACATATGGACCCTTGTACTTATTCATCCAATCATGGAGAGCATTGGTTTCCGGTTTAATTTTGTCCATTGAAGGCATTGGTACGGGAAGGTCTGTCTTTTGTTTTTCTAAAACTGGTGCGCCGACTTCTTGTAATGCAGAAGCTTGGGGAAATTTCGAAGATAAATACTCTTTTACAATATCAAATTCATTATCGCTTAAAGTTGGAGGTGTCGAGTTATTTGTATATGCATGAAATTGTACATTGGCGGTGTGAATCATATCATTGAGGTTTTTTTTAGTAAGAGAATCCAAATAGACAATACCTCCTGTCTTAAACGATTGCATTTTTTCTACAGTGGATTTTGTAGTAGCTATAGAAGAGGAAGACGAAGTTTTTGGTGATGTCATCGAATTGAATTTCTTTGTTGTTTTATGTTTAGGTTCTTTTTTGGAATCTTTAGAGAGAACTGGAACACATTCATTGTTTTTATTTTTACGTGTTCCCTTTGGGCACCTTTTTTTTCCACTGTTTTCACCCATGGTATATTAGTTGTACAGATATAATACGCTAATTATGTATTTATAAAAATGGGCTTTCATAGTATAAAAAATGGACTATTCTATTGTAGTGGGCAGGTATAATGAAGATTTAAAATGGACAAAACAATATTCGAATGTGATCATTTATAACAAAGGAGGTAAATTAAATGACGATGAATATAAGTATATATCTCTAAAGAACGTAGGAAGAGAAGGTCATACGTACTATACTCATATTTATGAAAACTATGATAATTTAACCGATTATGTTATATTTTTACAAGGACGCCCTACTGATCACACTGCAAATCTGAAATCTAGAATTCAGAAATACACTGAGAACAACGAATTGGATATTGATTTTGCATTTTTGAGCGATCGTGTGCTAGAATGTTCCTTAGGTGGTTGTGGTCATCACCGTGAGTTGGATCTAAAAACAGCCTATGACCAGTTATTTGATGAAAAAAGAAAGTCCAATTTATTTAAATTTGGAGCCGGTGCTCAGTTTATTGTCTCGAAAAAGCAAATCTTAAAAAGACCAAAAGAGTTTTATATGAAAATTATCAAAATGCTAGAAAAAGAAAAAAATCCAATCGAAGGATTTATAATTGAAAGATTCCATCCATTGATATTCAGTTAAACATATATTTAGGAAAAAAAATACATGTTTTAAATTTCCAAAGGTGTAAAACACACTTTAATGAAAAGTTTAAAAGGTAAAAAGTTTAAATATTATCATATTCGTCGTCATTTTCTTCATTTCTACACAGAATTACTTTAATATTTAACACACCATTGTTTGTAATGCATTCATGTTCACATAATTTTGAGTCATATCAACTCCTATGTAGTGAATATTTAACATATGTGCCAATCTCATATAACATACATTCATGTTTTCTACGTCCAAAAATTCTATATAATAAGAGTCTGGTTTTATCACATATAAATGTATTCCTGCAGCACCATGTGGTGCAAAAACATATTTCGCCTGATTAAAATATTGTTGCTGTATTTGTAATGGTGGTAAATTTGAATCATTATGTTCGTATATGGTAAGTCCTCGTTTATTCGCAAAGTCATATACAAAATTATTTACTTCTTCAAAATTTTGTAAAGGACGTCGTTGGTTACGTTTTACGAGAATAACATATTGTTGCGTGTTAAAAGAAGGCAATGATTTTTTTAAAATATTTGTCATCCATGCAATCTGTCTTTTATATGGATTACCACACTTACCCATTCTTGGAATATATAATTGTTCTGCATGGACGAAACCATCAATTACACGCGATTCCTCAATATGTAAAAGAGATAGCCATTGTAACACGAATGAAGATTTATTTGATACATGAATATAAGTGTTTGTATCATTTAATATTTTTTCAGATATAGACATTAGTGCAACAAATGCTTCGGAAGGAAAATGCCATATACCACCCGCCCATAAAGCAGCAATTGTTATAACATTTTTATAATGTGGTATTTGTGGTTCAATTTGTTTATATGTTAATTGTGTATATTTTGGTGAATTACAGAGACAACCACCATTCAAGTATGTATGAGTTTCTGTAAGAATTACTCCTAGTTGATTAGTGATTCCATTTACTATATGGACGACTCCTTTATCATATTCTTCGATTGGGAATAATTCTTCGATTTTGTAATTAATTACAGTTTCCATATTCTTTCCCCTAATAAACAGTTTTTTAGCTAAGTTTTGATATTCTTTACGGTGATTTTGATGTAAACTTTTGATAATAGGAGAAGTAACTTTCAATAAAGATGTTTGTGATTTCGATTCTATTTCTAGATCTGAATCTAGGTCGTGTGTAATATTAAGATTTTTATGGTTATCAGGATGAAATATAAAACGCGAATTCATATATAGCTTATCTATATTACATGATAGTCTCTATATTAAGATCGTGCTTTATATTATAATCCAATCAATTTTTCCCTCGAACACGTTCTATGTTGCAAATATTTATAAACCTCATTAATCCAGTCGTCACAAAACCAATATTTGATTTCCGGTGGGAAATAATACCCAACGCGAATTAATTCATATTCAGTTAAAACATTTATTTAGGAAAAAAAATACATGTTTAAAATACACTTTAATTAAAAAGTTTAAAAGGTAAAAAGTTTAAATATTATCATCATCGTCGTCATTTTCTTCATTTCTACAAAATAGGGTGTTCATATTGTATGCTTCTTGATTAAACTCGGGCTCTTTGAATAAATTGTGAATCATATTGTCATCACGGAAACGGATAGTATAGTCTTGTTGGAAATTATTTCTACCAACCCTTCCCATTGCCTGTAATGTCTTTTGTGGCGTCATTTGTTTCAAGTCCTTTCCAATAAATCCATGACAAAATTGATAGTTTGTACCGTAAATATAATCTGAGGATGTAAGAATTAAGAACAATTTTTGATTCGAAGCCAATCGCTTTACTATTTCTTCATATTGTTTATTTTCTTGTTGTACAAGAACACCAACTCCCATTAATACGAGTACCTTGTATTGTATAGTAATATCCATATCGATTATTTCTTTTACATCGTTTTCGGATAAAGACGAACAAAACGGGTCTCTACTGTAATTACGAGACCATTTTTCTTGATGTTCTCTACTATTGGGCACATAATTGGGATTCAATGTGACTTGTTGCATTTGTGATCGTAAATTATCCAAATTACTATTAATGGTTTGTAGATTAATGTTTTTATCATCGTCTTTCTCCTTATAATTCTTACTGTTACCGCTGCCTTTTGTTTTAGCAAAAGATCCAGATGATTCAGTACTCTTAGGTTTCAATTCTTCTTCTAATTTACGTTCCAACCCAACCATTTGCTCTTGTAATTTTTCATTATTTACAATGTTATCCACTAAATTGCGTAGGACTGAGTCGGGAATCTTGCTTTCTTTTACGTAAAACTTAGCCATATTTAGTATATTATCTGCCAAATAAATCGACGGTCCATCTGTCAAAGTATGTGCATCTTTAGTAGTTAAATAAACTCCTTCTAATGCATTTAGTTTATCATCCTTTCTTTTCATATCAACATTACTTTCACTACTGATTCGAGTAATGGCTCCACCTCCACTACCACTACGATTTAAACTAGTCGGAACACTATTTAATCGACTCAACCCCATATTATTTGAAATCATTTTACCATTCGAACACTTTCGCACTTGTTGTACTGTTAAATAGGCTTTACAAGACTCCCATTGAGGTTCAGTCATGGATTGCAACAATTCTAAATAATACAGTTTCATGTTATTCATAGTAATTTGTTCAATGGAATCAAAATATTGGTTAATATGATGATGATCCCGATTGATATAATTGTGCTCATGTACGTAGCGGATTAGATTGACGATTTCTTTCAAATCAAAATATCGTAGTAGTGTCTTGTTGCTTTTACAAAAGGAAGTGTATGTTTTTAATTGCCCAATGTTATCACAATGAATATGCGGCATGAAACTGTATCCGTTTTGCGTCAATATTGGTATAGACTTTTTACAGTCATATGATGTGATTGTACGAACATCCACCATTATACTGGTATAATCGAGCGGCTTAACAATATATACTTTATTTTCCTCTCTGTATTCATCTATAGGTATATAAGGACAAACAACTGGTTCTAATAAAGGTAACCCTTCTTCTATACGTTCATCATTTAATTCTTTGATTTCATCCATTTCATTATTGAACTTTAATAGTTGCTCATTGCGATGTTCTTCAAAATACTCATCTACTTGTTCTCGAAAGTCTTGGATACAATCTTGGATCTCGTGTTCTTTGGGCAAAGTCGCACAAGATAAGACCATATTGTAGATTTTATTTTCAGTCCAATTCTTTTGAATGGTTTTATGCAAAGGATGGTCTTTGTAGTCCAATGTCATGGTAGGTTCGTCCCAGTAGGTCAATAATGTAGAATGATCTTCATTGAAAGACATCATGTAGCGCATAGCATGTAAATACGAATGTACATCACAAATCATCAATTGTACTTTTGATCCGTTACTGTGATTCACTTTCCAAATTCCACCTGTTTTCCAGTTTTTCGTATAATCGGATGCTGAAAAATAATGAAGACGAATATCACTAGGTGTTTCACAACCAAATGCAAATGCTACACGTTTATTAATTGATATTGCAGATCTAGCCAGTGCTAACCCGACATGTCTTGCTACACATACAAACAAAACCTTGTATTCATTTGTTAGACCTATCGGTGATAGTGTTTTTCCAGTACCAGTAGGTGCAGTGTATAGAATGAGTTTGGGTTTAGGTGTATAGAATATATCTTCTGTACTGTCAATATCCTCGTTTTCATAACGTTTGCGCTTTGGATCTTGAAGACATAGACTGTAAAGTTCTTTCTGGTGTCTGAACAAGCTTATATTGTCATATTTGTACAGATCCGCATTTTTTTCAATAACAGATTCAGCTTGATATACAATTTTATCAATGGGTGTCAATTTACGACAATAGTCAATGATTAGTTTCATGAATTCCAGTACAAAATTGTTTGTGTGTTCAAATACAGCATCATTCCATTTGATAATTGTGTATAAAGGCTTAGCAATACTTTCTGTTTGTTTTTTCAAAATAAAGGACAATATTTGATTACACATGCTCATACAGTCGAATTCATATACACTGTGATTTTGGTTTGTAAATAAGCGGTCGCTGTTTTCAATACGAAATAAATCGGCTTTTTTTAGTTTATTTGCTGTTTTAGAGGATGTAATATTGGAGTTGTATTTCTGGAACGACGTGATTGTTTTTTTTAATTTAGTAAAATTCGCATCCACAATAGGGTAAAAGTATTTTTGGTATAGAAAAGCCTGTATTTCAGGTGTAGGGGTCAATTTCGTAAAACGAATCATATTTAGATTCGGATTTGTCACAAGATTAACCTTACTGTTACCCGATTCGTCTTTTCCATAATGATTGTACATCATGTTTAAAATCTTGATTTCACTTTCTGAGATTGGAACCTCAATCGATTCCCATTCAGATTGTGAAAGCTTAGTTTGACTTAAGATATCCATTGTTACTTTATTCAAAAAGGTTTGTGGTTGTTATGTGAATGAATTTAGTAAAAATCCGCTTTATTGAACTAGATAGAATTAAATAATTAGCTTTAAGTGACTGTAAATAACTTATTTTTATTTACAGACTTTATACAACATTATTTTATTTTCAATTTTTGCAAAAATTTCTGAATATATTGATCCTGACTAGATTTATCTATATGGATAAATTCAGGATCTTTCATTTTTTCTAAAAGAAAAGGGTTAATCTTTTTCAACAAGTCATTCGAATCAACACGATAGCATTGTTCGCCAGTATGAGGTGTGTATTCGGTCACTAAAAAGCCTTTATGAGTATTGGTTTGCGGTGTTCCTAAATAAGTATAAAAATGTGAGAAAAACGACAAAGGAATTGTTTTATTAGTACTGTTATCATATTGTACATGGAGCCAATTTTTTGTAACGCGGTCTCGAATTACAATTAGAGCATCAAATACGTCGAAAATAGTTTTTGAAGAAGAAGCCATGATGAAAAGGATATATAGAACTAAATAGAATAAAATAATAGTGATTATATTGTTTTCGGTAAAAAAAGTAAAAATAGATTCTAACCCACCAATCAATTTTAGCGTTATTTTTACTGTATTAATCTATTGCGTACTATTAACCTGAATCGTTAAAAACTAAATAAATGTTTGGCCTTTTCTCATATGATCCACAATATGTAAATTTTGAAAATGTACAACAAGCCAGCCAAAGATCCACTTATTATATTTTGATTAATGTACTATCTTTTCAAGAACAAGATTGTTTAATTAAAGGTACTATTGATGCTTCTCTCGAAGAACAAATGGTAAATGAAATGTTATCTTCAATTGTAGAACCTGATAAACCGATTATAGTATATGGTAAAAACAACCAGGATAAACGTGTAATACAAAAAGCGACTCAATTGCATAATTTGGGCGTAAAACAGGTGTATATTTATCAAGGGGGTATGTTTGAATGGCTCCTACTACAAGATATATACGGCGATGAACAATTTTCTACTACAAAACGTGTCATTGATTTATTGAAATATAGATCAACAATGACAAGGATCATATAAATGTATAGAAAAGGGTCTTTAATTGAGGTATAAATGAGAAATTAATTAATAAAGAACCAATATAAAAATATCCATTTTATATTATTTAGCAATGGTCCAAAAAATCCCTAGTGAAAACTCGATAACCGAATTACAGACGAAAACAGTTTCAAAAGATAGTGATAAAGAAGATCCACTATTAAGTGAATCCGATGATCGATACGTAATGTTCCCAATACAAGATGATGACATATGGCGAATGTACAAAAAACAAGTTGATTGTTTTTGGCGTGCCGAAGAAGTCGATTTATCCAAGGATTTGATGGACTGGGCTAAATTAAATGGCGATGAGAAACATTTTTTATCAATGGTATTGGCATTTTTTGCAGCGAGTGATGGTATTGTATTAGAGAATTTAGCAGTACGCTTTATGACGGATATACAATTATCGGAAGCTCGAGCATTTTATGGATTTCAAATAGCCATGGAAAATATTCATTCAGAAATGTACAGTGTATTGATTGATACTTTTATTCAAGATAGCGAACAAAGAAATAAATTATTCAAAGCCACTCAAAATTTTCCTTGTATTGGGGAAAAAGCAAAATGGGCACAAAAATGGATGCAAGATAAACAGAGCAATTTTGCTACTCGATTAATCGCTTTTGCATGTGTCGAAGGCATATTTTTCAGTAGTTCGTTTGCGTCGATATATTGGATTAAAAAGCGAGGTTTATTACCGGGTTTAATATTTTCCAATGAATTAATATCGCGTGACGAAGCATTGCACACAGAATTTGCCATATTAATCTACAATAAATTACAAACAAAATTATCCGAAGCCGATGTACATAAAATTATACGTGAATCTGTAGAAATCGAAAAACATTTTATAACTGAATCCTTACCATGCCGTTTAATAGGTATGAATGCTAAGATGATGAAAGAGTACATTGAATTTGTAGGGGACCGTTTAGCGGTTCAACTAGGATATTCTAAAATGTATAATTCATCCAATCCTTTTGACTTTATGGAGTTAATTAGTGTCGATACAAAGGTTAATTTCTTTGAGCGTACTAATTCTGCATATGCTTTAGCCAATAAAGAAATCGACGCCAATGTATTTGAATTGGAAGCGGTTTTTTAAATTAATCAAAACAATAAAAAAACAAATGTCAATCCGTTCAAAAAAACGAAAAAATTAATAATTATTATTTATAAAAAAAGAGGTCACTGTAAAAAATGACTTTCGACAACAACAATAATAATTATTTTTACTATTATCTTTACTGGGTTGGATTCAAACTATTTGAAATCGTCTTGTTTCTGTTTCCAGCGTTTCCACCCGAATTTTATTATCGTATTCTTGTACTGTTAATCTATGTAATTGGACATATTTTAGGAGTTCAGACCATGTACAAAGAATACAAGCATACTACACTTGATTATTATAATTCTGACTGTACGGGTAATCAAAAAGTGCCTGATAACGATATATTATAGATCCCCATGTTTTGCTCCATCGTAATTTGCCGATATTCCGATTGGTAAGGTTACGAATTTGAAAGTATATTGATTTGTACTTCTAAGCTGATCTAACAAATTATAATCACCGCCTCTTTTTGCATGAAATGAATATTTAGGTAAAACTGTAGAATGTATGCAAAAACAAGCCATATCTATATCACCATATTCAATTATTTTTCTCTGCATGTTTTCAGGGCGAGGAATGACACCAGTTTCTGAAATACGGGATCTGTATATAAGAATTTCAGGTGGTTCGGAATTATCGCAAATAACAGCTAATTTTTCCAGAAAAGTTTTATCAATTAACTTACTGTCATCATCTAGTATAATTACCCACCCTTCTTGTACTTGCTTTGCTAAATGATTCAAATACAAATTGTAAAACCCATTACCGGCATTTCGATCAGGAGAAACATTAAACACGTCTGGTAAATCGGTTAAAAACGTACAATCAGGGTTGTCATTACTTTTGATATGCCTGAAATTTTTATAGGTTTGGGATTCAATACTAGCTACCAATGTTTTAAAATAGGATTCGCGTTTTCCTGTACGGGTTAAAATATTAATCAGTTCCATGGAGTTCTATTATATACTACTTATACCATTATTTTTATATAAAAATTAACGGAACTATTCTTTATCAACCAAAAATTGGTTATTTTGTGCAATTCGTGTATTATAAATTTAGAGTTAAATAACTTAATTATAAGACTTTTTATATTATATACTAAAAATGTACGAAAATATAATAGTTATTCCATACCGCAATAGAGAAAAACATTTGGATTATTTTGTGAAAAATACAGTACCATTAATCCAAACTCATTTACCGAATAGTAAAGTAGTAGTAGTAGAACAAAATGAGGGGAAATTATTTAATCGAGGAGCATTGTTAAATGTGGCGTTCAAAGAATACGAAAATAAGACAAACTATTTCATTACACATGATGTAGATTTAAACCCTACTGAAGAATGTATTACAACTTACTATATAAAAGAGGTAAATGATAGCGATGTTTTAGGTATATATACATCTCGTTGTAATACGTTAGGTGGAATAATAAAATTAAAAAACGAAACAATTCATAAGATAAATGGATTTCCCAATGATATTTGGGGATGGGGAACAGAAGACAAGGCTTTACAAAATCGTGCCGAATTTTATAAAATAAAGAAAATAACAAATCTCATGAATGATAAAGAACATCCAGAATATTTGCAGCGTTTCCACGATATAAATGACCGAGAAATGAAATTTACTGACTCAAATACAACTAAACATTATCATCATTTTAATAATTTAAATGAAAAAGAAAAAATGAAACAAATAATGAGTACTGGATTGAATACAATAAATTATAAAATTTTATCAAGAAAAAATATACATGATATTGTTGAAATTATTAAAGTGGATTTATAATATTTGTTAATAGTATATTACCATTTAATATTAGTTACATTTCCCATTGATTTTATTATTTAATTAATAAAAATATGATTAAATAATATATTAATTAGTATGATAATGTTGTTTTATATTTTTATCTCTTGTAAATCACGTATAGAACAATGTTATCCTAGAATAATAAATATGATGAAAGAATTAAAAAATGATAATTATATAATTGTTACAGGAGGACATGATGAATATAAGTATTTTCATGATAAGCATTTACTAGAAATTCAATGTAATGATTATTATGAAGGATTGCCTGAAAAGGTAATAAAAACATATAAATATATTTATGAAAATATATTATTTAATAGTTTTACGCATTTTTGTAAATTGGACGATGATATGGTGATAAAACAATTAATAAATACTTCATTATTAAGTGATTATTGTGGTAAAGTAAATAATAATTGGAGTGGTAATAGGAAGTGGCATATTAATAGGTGTAGTAAAGATAGTTCATTTAATAATACAGAATATAGCGGACCATATGTCCCATGGTGTTTAGGTGGATGTGGATACATTATTTCTAGAAATAGTTTAAAAATAGTATCGACAGATACAAATTATCATAACGAAATATATGAAGATTTATATGTTGGTAAAATATTGTATGGTAGACAAATAAATCCTACAAATATATTAGGTTTATCAAAATATATATATAGTAAGGACCATTCTTAATAACCCTACCTCCAAATATAACAAATTCTACATTTTTAATTAATTATAATATTGTGGATATTTTCACCAATCTTTTTTGGGAGTAGGTGAATATGGTTCTTTAATAATTTGTTCAAAATTAGGTATTGATTTATGAACGTAAAAAGTATCATACAGTAATTTTTTACATTTCATTACAAATACATAGCCATTATTAAATAAAATTTTTTCTAATTTAGGTGTAGGCCTCTCTATTGTCATTGCAAGAAAAGTATATTTATTAAAAGGGAAATTAGATAATATACGTTCTTCTGCACCTTCGACATCTAAACTCAAATAATCGATAATTTTAGGGGCATTGAAATGTTCTAGTATATACTCAAGAGTTTTTGTCTTTAATTTAAGTATTTTGGCTTTTTTTAATTCATTACCACGATTTTTATAGTTATTATCTGTGTCATTATCTACAATACCACCTAATTCTCCGTTATCTATTCTAAAATTAATTTCACTATCATTCGCTCTATCAATTACAATATCTGTAACATTACAAATTCTATTTTTTTTTAATTTATCATAATACTGTGGATTTGGTTCAATGCAAATACCATTCCAATTTAAGTCCCTTTCCAATAATAAAGTATTATTTATATGAATACCATCTGTCGCTGCTAAATCAACGAAATAACCATCAGTTTTATAATTAAAAATTGTCTCAATAACCCATTGGTCTTGACCTTTTTGTCCTATAAATTTCATATATATTAGACATATATATATATATATTTAACTCTTTTTGGATAGAATATATTTAAATAGAATATATTTAAATAGAATATATACCTGACGTTACTAATGATAACAACAATTTTAAAGGGTGGGTTGGGTAATCAGCTTTTTCAGATATTTAATTTAATTAGTTATTCATTTTCAAATAAAATAGATTTTTTTTTCAAACCTCAAATTCCAGATAAAAAAAGACCGTTTTACTGGGATAATTTTTTAAAAACGCTAAAATCTTATATAAAATCAGCGGACACTCGAAAAATATATAAAGAACAAAATTTCCATTATACGGAAATTCCATTTGATGATCATTTTTATTTTGATGGTTACTTTCAATCTTATAAATATTTTCAATGTAACGAAAAAGAAATATTTAAAATTATTAATTTATATTCACAAAGAGATGATATTAAAAATAAATATAAACAAATTTATGAATTTGAAAATTATATATCAATACATTTTCGTATAGGCGATTATAAAGATATACAACTGTATCATCCGATATTAAATGTAAAGTATTATATAAATGCATTAGAACATATATTAAGTAAAACTGGAAAAAAATGGAACGTGCTATATTTCTACGAAGAAAATGATGAAATAGCTGTAAAAAGAGTAATTGATATACTACGCGTAGAATATTCGGGTATTTTGTTCACACCAATTAATACAAATATCATTGACCATGAACAATTATTATTAATGTCATTATGTAATCATAATATAATTGCGAATAGCACTTTTAGTTGGTGGGGAGCATACTTTAATTTGAATGAAAATAAAATTGTATGTTATCCAAATACATGGTTTGGACCAAATTATGCCAGTAAAACAGTAGATGATTTGTTTCCAGATACATGGTGTAAAATAAATGACAACGTATATAAAAACAATAGTGATTACCCTATATGTTTTTCAGAAGTATTTTATTCATTAAAAGATTATATTATCGTTAAAATGAATAACTCGTTGCCTTATACTTATAAAATAAATGAAGACTTAGATATATTTACAAACAATCTAAATGAAAATATAGATATTATAGTGCAATTGTATGATAAGAATATATTTCGTCATACCATAACAATGGTTTCAAAAAATCATGCACATTTGGATTTATTTAAACATAGAGAATCTTTTTTACACTTTCGGTTTGATATATTTGATAAATTTGAATTCTCAAAATTCTCACTTGACGCATCAATTGGTGATTTTTTATTGAAAAATAAAACAAGAAATTGTAGGGGTGCGTATGTTCCTTGTATAAAAGATGACTTATCATTACGATATTGTGAATATATTGAATATCCTCAAAAACTAAAGCATTTAAATTATGTCAATAATTTTAGTGATATTGATTTTCATAGAGTATTAGTAAATGAAAAAAAATCTTTGTTGAATTATTCAATGATCGAACCAGCATACTTAAATGTCGTAGTTTGGGGGCATGGTATCCAATATATTACTGATATTTTGAATATAATAATGGCTGATATTGATTGTCATATATTGAATATAACAAAACATGAATTTAATAATGTAGAACAAATTATAAATAAATGTTATAAACTTGAAATGATAAATTCATCACATATAATGAATAAAACAAAATATTTGAATTCTGTAAAGAAGGAATTTATATTTATTTTATTAAAAATTTTAACTCCAAAGAATAAAATGTACGGAACAGGTGATTTCAAAATAATTGCAGATGAGAATATGGTAAATTGTAAATGGAAAATTCGTGAAAAATATAACCCAAGAAATGTAAATGTGAACAAACCGCCTCTGACGAAGGGAATAACTCATGAACACGTTATTCATGTAACTGATAATAATGAAGAGACAACATATCTGACACATGCGTTTTTAAACAAATATCCTAAAATGTATGAAGACTATGATTTAGAATTAAATAATGTAAATATAAAAATACCATGGCATATCCAAAAACCAAAAAAAGCTCATGTAAAAAATATAAATATAAAAACATTATACGTAAATATAATTAACAAAAAAAATTGTATTATTGAGGATACACCTCACTATAAATATGTTACTGGAGATACAAAAAGTTATAGTGATTATTATAGTAAATATTTAGGAAAATATTTACAAGATAACCATACGCCTATGTCATTTGATAAATTGATTAAAAATTTTAACATTGAAGAATACAAAAATCAACAAGATAGATTGATAATTATAAATAAAGATAATGTAGTGATCGATGGTCTTCATCGTCTTTCCATCCTGAAATATGGTAATATTGAAAATATAAATGTTGTTGTTTTTACATATTAGTTTCAATAAAAATGTCTTCTAATATTCCCCATCCAAGTATTCACATACTTTAATTTGAATGAAAATAAAATTGTATGTTATCCAAATACATGGTTTGGACCAAATTATGCCAGTAAAACAGTAGATGATTTGTTTCCAGATACATGGTGTAAAATAAATGACAACGTATATAAAAACAATAGTGATTACCCTATATGTTTTTTCAGAAGTATTTTATTCATTAAAAGATTACATTATTGTTAAAATGAATAACTCATTACCTTATAAAAAGATGTATTGAATATGCTCAAAGTAATTATCATACAAAAAATCAAATAAAAAAGTACCTATATTAAGGCACTTCAACTAATAACTAATTTTTAATATTTTAAAAACATTTTTGTAATAGTAACTAATATTATTATAAAACATACATGGGTCTTTCATGAAGACCGCGAAGACTATTTATACATGATTCGTAATCGTCAATAAACATGACACCAAATCCTTCTTCCTTGAAACATTTCATTGTACGTTGAATCTCACCAAATGTCCAATCATTACGGAAGATTACTTGAAATAAGCACATTTTAGGCCATAAAACAAGATCATGTGTATGGTCGAAGAATCCACTGGCTTCGTAAAATGGCCACCTGAATTTAGGAAAACGTCTGGATACTTCTTTGTATCGATTCAATAACTCACGGTACGGTAACTCTGTAAGTGTATCCGGGTCTCCTAATTTGTAATTTTTGTAAAACCCATTACTTGGTAGTAATTCCAATGGTACAGGAAACGAACGATTATACAATTGAAGTTTCCTTATACTGTCGTCATTTTCAAATGCAATCCCATGGGTATTGGAAACAGTAAAATGATATGGATAATACATGGTCTCTTCGGTTAATCGAGATTGGATCTTTCTGGTTAATAATTCGATAGATTCACCTGTTTTATCAGATGGACACTGTACTATAAAACTAGGTAACTCGTAACTTTTACGTAATTTATTGATGAACTGAATCTCATTGCGAAATAGGGCTTTTGAAAACATGTCATTGTACGTAGAATCATAATTGTAAATATGATCTTGAATTTCTTTTGGTAACCCGTCGTAAAACAAATTATACACAGCTGTCATTTTTCCTTATTTTTTGGTACTTGGTGAATGTACTATATATAGAAATAAATATATTATTTTTATACTGTTTCTGGTTCAGATAAATCGTCTGGAATCACTTGACCTACTATTAATCCACTTCTTATAGCCGCTTTGTATAATTCAAATACAATATAAGCGAATAATCCCAATAAACCAGTAACGATAATAAATGATCGAAGAATATAATAATGTTCTGAAGACATATACTTTAGTGCTTTAGTGTTTTTGTGTGTTATTTACATACAACTTGTATTTAATATAACAAGCAGACAAATCTACGAATTTTCAATTTTAGAAGTTCCCAAATCAATTTGTGGAGAGAAAGGATCATACAAAGGTATGATGCATCAGATAGGGGGCTTCGCCCCCTGTTATTTCGTCGAACGTAGTGAGACGAAACCTATCAAAAATATTTTATTAAACCATATTAAAGAATACTTTACTAATTATAATAACTAATAAAAAAAAGTATGTCATCGGCTATTAAAACACACTGTTTATCTAATTCTATACATTCGTTCCATAGTGAAGGTGATCGATTATATGATTCAAATAATACCACACAAACCGTAAATCCAAATAAAATATCTTATTTTATTCACCCTACTACAAATAAAAGATGTGACGTTGTTGGTTCTCCAATTACAAAAAAATGTGCATGTGGTAAGCACGATACTGTACAATATACATTGTCTAACAATCAAAACGCATATTATTGTGAAACCTTACAGCATTGGGTTTTTTCCTCCATAAATGTAGATGCATCTACTGTTTTGTTTCATTAATTATAATTATATATCTAATTTGTACATGTGTATATAGAAATTAGATGTTCTAAAATTGACAAAAATGGAGATCATATACTTTAATCATTAATTACACTCTTGAATAAGAGCCTCGCCTAAATATTGCTAAAGTAAATCGAAAACCAAAAACCAAAATGGAATCAAGAAACCCTAGAAGAGAATCCAGATATTTTTACCCAGACGAACTACTAGATCTAGATAATGATTATCATTCTCTTACTGACATTACAGTTTTATGTATAGATAAAAATAATGTAGATGTAAATGGAATGAGCGAATGTCCGGTGTGTTATGAAGACGTACAAGAAAGTGAAATGGTTTCTACCGACTGTAATCATAAATATTGTTCTACTTGTATTGAAAAATGTATTGAAACATCATATAATCAATATTCTTCGTTGTCATGCCCATTATGTAGAAGTATGTGTTCGCTAATTGAAACATATAGCGAAAAAACATTTACAGACTTATCCAATGTCGTCAATGATATCCAGCTCGAAATGAATGAAATAACTGAAAAAGTATCCATGCGTATGGCTTCCCAAATGATCAGAACATCTATGGAAAATTTGGCTCAAGAAAATCTAGAAGAATTAAGTCAGAATTCATCTCGAGAATATGTTGTTAATAATAATATTCCAGAAAGACTTAGAGGATTGGTGACACGTGTTATTTCATACCCTCCTTCAGAACGAGTCCTAGCCCCACCTACATTTGGAGGAAATAGTACGGATGAACTTAGTGACTACGATTATGATAGTGATGACCTAAGGAATACCAGTATTGGTTCGCTTCACTATTATATTAATGATAATGAAGATATAGTATGGTAATTTGTATAATAATAATTTTTAACAATTAAGAATGAAACAAGAAGACCCACTTCTTTTTTTATGATGGAAGTTGCGGATACTGTTCCAAAAACATAGTTTTTTCCACAAAATAACACTAAGAATTGCGTATAGGCTACAAAAGCATGAAACATCATATGCGCATATACCCATTTAGGATCATCTATTTTATACATATTGATTGAATACTTGTACGATTGTAGCATAAAATAGGTACTAGGTACAGCTAAAAAAAGGAAACTCGGTTTTGATAAGAAAAATGCAGACCCTGTAATAAAGTAAATTACAAAGGATAATTTTGAAAAAAATAAATCCAAAGATCTAGCAAATGACTTGTTTTGATAATCGCGCCAATGATTCCATGATATTAGTGTCGTAAAAATAGAAACAATACCATGATAAAATAACTGCGGATCCATAAACGCATACAACGTTGGAATTAAAAATAAAGTGGTCGATGATAGCAAATGATAATTCGGATTGGTTGTTTGTACAGTTTTATTTACGGATACCGATTTAGGGTCTTTTTTCATAAGTTCGGTTAAAATTTTGTCATTGTCGAATAAAACATCAATAGGTTCAGAAGAAGACATAGTTTAAAATTGTATTTAGATTGCTATATTGATTTGAATTTTTGTATTTATATAAATTGTAAAAAAATATTAAACTTATTTATTGTTGTTTAGGTAACAATAAATAGCAAATAACGATGATATTTATATTTACTTCTACCGCGACCTGTATATACTTTTTATTTGTCTTGTATAAATCCAGTTGTACAGTTAGTTACAAGATAATGACTAAAAGTCAATGGAATACAATACAAAATTACTATTTAGACAAACAGATAAAACAAATCCCATCCATGATGGAAAAAATTGGTTTAATACTCTATTTGAGACATCAACCTTTATTGAAAGCCACAGTACATGAATTTAGACGTTTTCATAAATTTAAATGCAATCATATTCCCGCCGAAGATTTAGAACAATATGCGTCAATGGGATTAATGCATGCAATCAAAAATTATAACGGAATGTCCTTGTTTCATCCATATGCTAAAATATATATTACTGGTGCATTATACAAAGGTTTAACAAAACAGTACCCAATTCGTAAAAGAAGTGCAAAAGAAAGACGAAAACGACAACTTCCTAAACCATATGATTTTGAAACATGTAAAATCGATAGTACAAATGTTGGATCCAGGAATTGGTATTTAGGAAAAATGGATTATTTAGTACATTTACAAAATCAATCACCACAGTTGTACCGAGATATGTGGATTCGTATTTACAATTTACCACCTACATTGCGTCGAATAATACACATTAAATATGATTATGAGTTCAATGTAGTACGTTCAAATGAAGACATTGGTGAATATTTTGGATGCTCCGAAGAAACAATTCGGAAGAATGTTATTTTAGCGATTGAAAATATAACTGAAACTAGTATAGAAAAGCCTAATTGTAAAAAAACACAATGAGTGAAAAGGAAAACCCCATTGCAAAAGAAAAATCACAAGAAAACTTCATAGATGATGACCGATTTTCGGAAATGATGGATTTAGAGAAAGGCAAAGAAGAAACCACTTCATTAATGTCCAATCCTATGGAATCGTCTAAAAAGAAAGGATCGTTGAAAAATCCTAGTGATAAACACAGAAAGCCAGTCGATGGGGATTCAGTTGGTACGGATGTATCTTTATCTGAACTTTACGGTGAGGAAAAAACACACGAGCATTTTGTTGATAAATTATCAATGGAACTCAATCATATTAAATCAAAATATAAAGAACGCGAAGTTACTGATCAATTCAAACGCATGTCTGTAGGATCAGTAGGTAGTTATTCTTACAATAGTAATAGTCCATTGACTATGTCCGGGTGTTCTTCTCGAAATATGTCGGATAATGATTCTGACTACGATAACAATACATTGGACTCCAAGCGTACTTATTTTAAGAAAATCACATACAAAGATGTCGAAGATTCATTAAATAAACATTATACGAGAGAAGTCCAAATGTCGAGCGAATTGGATATTTTACTGACCTATTTAAAGGGGCAACGACACATATTTAACCAAGCCAACCGTATTACTCTACAGAAATTCAACATGCTTATGTTTCCGGCTATATTTATTACTGGTTCAATGACGGTAGTTGCCCCATTTTTGGATACAGTAGGATGGAGTAATTGGATTTTATCAATTTTAAACGCGATTTTGACAGTCATGATCACTATTAATAATTTTATGAAATGGCAAGCGGTTGCTGCGATATATTTGACTATATCAAATCAGTACGATAAGTTGGCGATATCAGTAGAAATGTCTCGAAATGAATTCACATTTGGCGAGGAAAAAAAGAAAAGTACTTTGATTTTAGAGAAAATGAGAGATACGGAAAAACGTATCATGGAAATTCAGAGCATTTAT